ATATATATATATATATATATATATATAATATATAAATAAAGTAGTAGTAGTAGTAGTAGTAGATAGATCTCTCTCGCGCCCGTGTTCTATATTATCTATCAAATCACAATTCTGCATTTTCCCCTTGACTTCCCACGCGGTTTATTATATTATAAAGGTCTAATGGCAACAATTAAAGATTTGACCTTCGATCGGCACAATGCAAACCGGGGAACCGCCCGGGGGAAGGGTATGCTCGAAAATATATGCCTGACTTAACCAAACAGGAACCTGCGCAGGAACCTTTGAAAAGCAAAAGCAGAAACAAAGGGTGGGACAATATGCGTCCCTGCAAGCCAGGTGAAACGCATAATCCTAACGGTCGCCCGAAAAAAGAGAAGTGCTTTTCAGATATTGCCCGTACCCTGCTCGGCGCTAAAAAGATTGACATTGAATACACCTATCCGAAGGACGGCAAGAACTTCACTCGAAAGATGCACGTTGAATCTGATAAGCCGATGTACCATAGTCTTGTCGCCGCGTTGATTCGGGAAGGCATGGACGGCAACGTGCAGGCCATCAAGGAGCTCATTGACCGCACGGACGGCAAGGTAACGGAGCATTTCGACCATACGACCAAGGGAAAAGAAGTCACACAAAATATATACAACATTCTTGACGCTTCACAAAAGGAAACGATTGAAGAAGTACATCGCATGGCTAATAGTATTTAGCGCGGGGCTGACAATGGGATACACGCTCACCCCGACAAAAATATATGATCGAAACTGGCAGGCTCTTTTGAACCCGGCCAAGCGTATTGCCATTAACGAAGGCGGAACGTCCTCTTCTAAAACTTTCAGTATCATTCAACTTCTCTCAGAAATAAATAATCATCGTATTGATCCTCTTTTGTCTTCTATCGTGTCGGAATCTTTTCCACATCTACAGCTTGGCGCTATTCGTGACTTTCGGAAAATAATGGGCGATAGTTTTGATGAAAACAAATGGAACGCAACAAACCATGTTTACACGTTTTCGCCAGATGTACAAATGGAATTTTTTAGCGCAGATCAACCAGGGAAGGCGCACGGACCCCGGCGCGATATTCTTTTTTGTAACGAAGTGAATAATATTCCAAAACTGATTGTCGATGCCTTGAGTATTCGGACGCGTCGTTTCGAGTTTTACGATTTTAACCCTGTTCAAACATTTTGGGTACACGAATTGCAGGACAGGTCAGATGTTGAATGGATACATAGTACGTATTTGGACGCGAAGCATTGTCTACCAAAGCAAATCATAGATAAAATCGAAGCGCGCCGCGAGACCGACCCGAACTGGTGGAGGGTATATGGCCTTGGTCTTGTCGGTAAACTGGAAGGGCTTGTACATCCGATATTTACACAGTGCGACATGATGCCGCAAAATGGTATCTGTTTTTTTGGTCTTGACTTTGGATACACCAACGATCCGTCGTGCCTGGTGCATTGTGTTATCAAGGGTGACGAACTGTATACCGACGAACTTTTTTATGAGCACGGCTTGACTAACCCTCAAATAGGAAATCGCATGGAACAGCTCGGCGTAAAGAAATATCACGATGAAATTTTCGCCGATGCCGCCGAACCAAAATCAATCGAAGAAATTTCACAATTCGGTTTTAATATCAAGCCAGCTCCGAAGGGCGCCGACTCGGTTGATGCCGGAATACAGAAATTAAACCAGTATCGACAGTTCGTAACGAAACGATCTACCAATGGGATAAAAGAATTACGCAATTATACTTTTATCCGGGATAAAAATGGCAACTTTACAAATAAGCCAATAGACGACTGGAACCATTTCTGTGACGCGCGTCGATACGCCGTCGTGGGTAAAACTTTAAGTCAAGGGTTATCTTATGCGAACTATTGACGTTCGGGTAGAATTATCTGACGACTATATTCTCCAACTGGCGGAGGAGATTAAAGATGAGCGTATCAACGATGAACGTCAAGTCAAAAAGGAAATACAGTGTCTAACCGCGTAAAAAGTTTTTCCGATCTTAAAGCGCAGGATCGTAAAGATTCGTGGATCAACATGATGACCGGTCTCGGCATGATGGCGCGAGACAAGCGCCTGCATACCAACTATATACCTAATGACAAATTAGACGAAGAAACCCTTAATGCTTTATATTGTTCGGACGGTCTTGGCCGCCGAATTATTGATGTTCTGACCGGTGATCTTACCCGAAAATGGTTTGAAGTCACGGGCGACACTGATGGAACGATGAACAAGGAAATGAAGCGATTTCGTTTACGAATAATAGAGGCGGTGAAATGGGGACTGCTACATGGTGGCTCAGTAGGTGTTATCGGAATAGAGGACGGCGGTTATTACGACGAACCGGTTGACGAAAACAATATTCAAAAAGTCACCCACTTGCATGTCTTTGACCGTTGGCGAACAGTTTGGACAACTGCCGATTTATACTCTGACCCTGCCAATCCAAAATACGCTACCCCGGAATTTTATACTATTTTTCCCATCAATCCGGCTACCACAGCAGCAGGCCCCGCGTTCGGAAGGCCAAATACCGTTACCACCACGACACAGTTCGGGCGAAAACCAATACGCTCCGGTGGGCCTTCTGACGCGGGCTATAACTCACTAACACAACTCGTTCTCGGCGGTAATGTTCCCGCCGTCGGCGCTTTCCGTGTCCACGAATCGCGGGTAATACGTTTTGATGGTACGCTTGTTCCCCTCAAGGAAAGAATCAGAAACAGATATTGGAACCATTCATATCTACAATTTTGTTTTGAGAGACTACGCGGCCTCGGCGGGGCGTTCGCAGACGTTGAACACATTATATCGGAATTTATTGTCGGTGAGTTGACAATGAATAACCTGATAAATATGATTTCGGGAAACGACGATCAAAAAGTGCTGCGACGCTTGCAGCAGCTTGACATGACACGGGCGGTACATAATACCGTACTAACCGATACGGGGGAAAAGTACGAAAAGAAAAGTTCAACCGTCACAGGTCTCAATGATCTTGTAGGAACGCTGCTCACCGGTCTTTGTATCTGTTCGGGAATACCTGAAATAAAGCTGCTTGGTAAAACCGTAACCGGACTTGGCTCTACCGGAAATACAAATTTACGTTCGTATTATGATGATGTCGCGGCAATGCAGTTATCAATCATTGAAGAACCCTGTACGAAATTGTGCCGATATATCATGCTTGCCAAACAGGGGCCGTTCAAGGGTGTTGAAATTGATAACTGGGAACTTGATTTTCCTGACCTTCTCGAAATGTCGGAACAAGAGGAAGCGGATTTGCGGTTAAAGGTCGCCCAGTCCGATGTTGCATATATCAATGCCGGTGTCCTCGCCCCTCGTGAAGAAGTAGCGGAATCGCGGTTCGGCGGCGACAGCTACTCAACCGAAACGATACTCGACAAAGGCATTGACAAAGAATTATCCACCGAAGCATTGATACAGCAGGCGGGACAAGAGGGCGGTGGGGGACAAACAGAACCGGAACCGGGCACGACCGATGTTACGGTACGGCCGAAGCAGGATTCTTCCGATGGTATTGACGTTTCGGATTGTAATTTGAAAACACTTAAAAAACTAAAACTGCCAAAAGTATTAAATGGGTTTTTAATTGTGTCGGGCAATAAACTGACCGACCATGTCGGAGCACCGGAACGTGTTAACGGCTGCTTTCAGTCTAATCATAATCCTTTAAAATCCCTGAAGGGTACACCGAAATATGTCCAGGATTTTCATTGTAATTCATGTCAATTGAAATCACTTATGGGTGCACCGATTGAGGTAGATGATTTCCATGTACACGACAATGAGTTATCTTCCTTCAAAGGCGTGCCGCAAGTCATTAAGAAAGATTTGCATTGTTACATGAATAAACTTTCCTCGTTTGAATTTCTTCCCAGCGAAATCGGCGGGGATTTATTTGCCTCGGATAATCAATTTACAAATCTTAAATTCTTTCCAAAAAAGGTTGGCGGAGACGTTGACCTACAGCATAATCCCGGTAACTTTTCAGAAAAAGAAATCCGGGAAGTATGCGAAGTGAAAGGGGAGGTAAGAATATAATGCCATTGAAAAAAGGTTCGGATGAAAAGACAATCTCCGAAAATATTGCCGAATTAATTAAGGCAGGTCATACTAAAGAACAGGCCGCCGCTATTGCTTATAAAGAGGCGGGTAAGACGGACAGTGATGACCGGGTCATGCGTTTTGATACTCGACCTATCAAAGGTAAAGTCACCAAAACATCCGAAGGGTATTTACGCGCCGATGCAGTGATAACACGGGCAGGTGTATTTCGCTATATGAACCCTGACGGAACGCCTCGGTTTGAATTTCGTTCCCCGGATGAAGTTTTTAAGAAAGATTCGATTGCGTCATTCAGCATGTTGCCATTAACGAATGGTCATCCGCCGGTGAGAAAAGTAACTGCGCAGAATGTAAAAAAATATCAGGTAGGAACACTGGGAGAAAACGCACATCGTGACGATCTTGACCTCATGTCCCCGCTTATTGTTACCGATGCCGCTGCGGTATCCGACGTGGAGGAATTAGGTAAACGTCAATTATCACTTGGGTATGAGTGTGATTTGATAAAACAGGATGGTGAATTCAACGGTGAAATATATACCCACGTCCAAAAAAATATCATGGGTAATCATTGTGCCATTGTTGATAGGGCGCGTGCTGGTGAAGGCGCCCAGTTAAAGCTCGACGAAGCGGACGCTGAGTTTGTTGAAGACGGTGGGCCTCGCGCTAATGAAAAGAATCCTCTACGAATCGATTCCATAGACAATTCACCTCTAAAAAGGAGACAGAGAATGAAGATACTGTTAAATAACATTGAGTACGACGCCGATGCTGAAGTTATCAATCGCATTGACGAACTCGAAACGCAGGTCAAGGCCGGGCAGGTTATCGTGGCAGAACGCGACACCCTGAAAATCAAAGTCGACGAAATGGCAAAAATCAATACTGCGGATTCAATCGCCGCCGCGGTAAAAAATCGCCGGGCGCTCGAAACGTCTGCCGCGAAAGTACTGCCGAAGGAAACGAAAACCGACGAAATGACCGACGAGCAGATTCGTCTCGCGGTCATCAAGGCACGGTTTCCCGAAATTAAAACGGACGGCCAGACACCGGATTATGTCAACGCCTGTTTTGACCTTGCTGTCAAAACTCCGGTCGATAAGGCGACGGCTAATGCCAAGAAAAGCGCAGCGGTTTTCAACGGTCTTGTCCTTGACGGTACGACAGAGAAGAAAGATGAAGAAAAACCCGCGGTGAGTTCCACGCAGTCACGCGAGAAAATGATTTCCACTATGGAAACGGCATATAACAATTAACAAATAAAGGAGTATCGTTATGCAGACTAATTATCATGTAAACATGGACTCGTGCTTTGCCGGGCAGATAAAATATCTGCGCGACCAAGGCATCGAGGGTCATATCGCCGATTCTACTATCTACTTTGGTAAGGGCGTTTCGGCGGGTACTGTCTCTCCAAACTCGGGTAATACCGGTTCGGCGTCGATGGGAAGTGTCAAAGTTCCCGCGACAAACTCGGATGTGTTTCGCGGTATTGCTTTACAAAAACATACCGAACAGGCGTATCCGTTCGTCGCCAATACACCCAGCGGTCACTATGTTGAAAGTGAAACGGTCGATGTCTTCCGTAGGGGCGTTGTTGTCGTTCTTGTTACCGGGACCGTCACCGTTGATGGAAGTACGGTATACTGCACAGTCGGCGCAAACGGTGGTGTTTTTACTTCCGATTCAGGTTCAAATTTGACCGTTCCGACCGGTACTTTTCGTTCGGGAAGTATCACTCTTTCAAACGGTGATACTGTTGCCGATCTTGAGATTAATCTTCCGTGATAACGTTTAACAAATAAAAAGGAGAATGAATATGTCTAAAGTTGAAAGATATGACGAAGCGGCACTTGCCTTTCAGGGGCAGTTCCTCGGAGCCATGAAAAAGTATCATCCTATCGGCAATCAGAAAAATTGCCGGTGGGATTCAGACGATGTCGCGGCCTTTGATGCAGCGATGAACTGGGACGAGGAAACACAGGCGCGGATTAACTCGACGCAACAATACGCAATGATAGTTATGCGTATTGATGCCGGTGAAGCTGCCTTTTTTGCCCGTCAATTGGAGTTTATCGAAGCAAGGACTTACGACTACAAATATCCGGAGTATAAAGTACAGCGCCTTATTCCGGTATCGACAGAAGCAGGCCCCGGTGCAAAAACGATTACTTTCCGGTCGTTCAACGTTGTCGGTCAAATGAAATTAATTTCCAATAACGCCCGTACACTTCCCCGCGTTGATCTATGGGGAACGGAAGACACCAGCCCGATAAGAAGCTGGGGTTCTTCTTATGGCTATACCGTGCAGGAAGTTCGGTCGGCGATGTATGCCAATATTCCTCTTGAACAGCGGAAAGCAAATGCGGCGCGGCTTGCATACGAACAGTTGATAAATAAGATCGGATGGCTCGCCGATGGTACGGATTCCTGGGGCGGAGTCACCGGATTGTTTTACAACACAAACGTAACACACAGTGCTTCCGCGTCACAAGTACCCTGGGTTAATTCTGACGGTACTCCGGGCGGCGCGACACCCGACCAGATTATCGCAGATGTCAATGCCGCAATTAATACTATACCGGTGTTGACAAAAGACGTTGAGCACGCCAATCAGGTTCTTATGTCTGTCGGTATGATGGCCTATATCCGAACGACCCCACGGTCGGCGATTAATGATACGACCATTTATACATTTCTTAAAAACAATCACCCGGAATGCGACTTCGAGGAAATCAACGAAGCTGCGGCGGTTTCTCCGAAACCCAGCACGCCTTCGGTTTCTTCCTCCAGCGCAAATCTGTTGATTGCGTATGCGAAAGACCCGGACCACCAGAAGCTTCATATCCCGCAGCCGTTTGAACAATTCCCGGTGCAGGAAGTCGGTCTGGAGTTTGAAGTTCCGTGTCATGCTCGTTGTGGTGGTGTAGTGGAGTATTACCCGCTTGCCACAAACATCGTGGAAGTCCCGGTAGGAAACAGTTAATTAACAAAAAGGAGATCCTCGTATGAAAAAAGTTCTTTTTATTCTATTTGCGGCATTGATGCTTTATGCCGCGGTACCCTCGGTAACGTCTACCGATGCAATATGGTCGGAAAGTGCCTGTACTGGAAACCTAATGTCGGCACCGACCGACACACTTTCCGGTGGCGCGGGCGATTCGGCTATACTGATTAATCAGTACCGCACGTCGGCATATCAGGGTTTATATCTTGACGTGTGGTTTGCTCCGGTTTCGAGTGCCGGATCGGATAGTGTAAAGTACACCTTGTTTTTGAAACTCTACGCGGCTGATGGTACATTTCTAAAGACGATTGGTATGGCCGATACCGTTTCCGACTCTCTCGGACACGTTTACCGCATTCCATTAGGTCTTTATCCAGCGCCGATATTTTCTCTTTATGTAAAGACCGTTACAGGACATACTCATGCCAAGTACGTCTTAGGTAAAGCATATCTGAATGTATCGGCGAACCGGCTTAAAACATCCGGTTTTGGTAATTAACATTTTTCAGTAGGAGGAGTCTTTATGCCTTTTATCGTAAAAAGAAATGCAGGGAATACTTTTATCTGTTCCGGTATCACGTTTGTTCCCGGTCTCAATGTTTTTTCCGTAAAAGCACAGGAGAAGGTATTTTCAAATCGTTCTTTTCAGGACCAGTGCGGCGCGGAACTTTTTATTAAAGGTAAACCGACCGGACAAAAGATAATGGTCATTATTGAAAAGTCAGACGGTAAAGAAAAGGACATTACCAAATCGTCCGGAAAACGTGAAACCGACGCGGCGATACAAATCTCTAAAATGGAAGCGGATACGGCAATAGCAACTATTGCAGAGGTACTTGATGCATATACACTTAAGGAAGTTATACGCATTGATGCCCGCTCAAATGTTGCGAGTGCGGCAAAAATCCGTTTAAATGAAATCGGTCCGCAAGTAAAGGACGATTGATGAGCGCAAAAGACATTATCCATATCCGCGCCCCTGAGTACGACGCTACGACGGGATTAGACAATTTAATCTCGTTAGCGGAAATGCAAACGGGGAATTTCGGTGACGAAGTTCTCGGCACGGTAACCGTGAATGATACTGCGGTAAGCATCACCGTACGGGATATGGCTATTGCCCTGCGTACGTTACATACCATTGTGAGACAAGAGATACGCGTCGGAATAAAACATGGAGGTACTTTAGGGAATATCGGTGAGGGCGCCTTAAATGTCGCCCTTACTTTTTCCGATCTTGATAAAAAACAATTTCCCGATTTGTGTACGACAATATGGGGAGTTGAATTAATTCAATTGATTCGCGCCAATTTTTCCGGTGGTGTTACGAGAATGTTTCACGCGCT